GGTGACGGCCGCGCCGCCTACATCCTGGGCTTCGAGATCGCCGGCGACCGGTTCAAGACTGTCTGGCCCGTAGTGAAGTCCAAGAGCGGCAATGCTCTCGCCGAGAAGCGCCAGGCGGCGACGACGCTGTATCACGTCGTCAAAGCGAAGTGTCTGGAGGCCATCGTGCGCGGCCCGCGCGTTGCCTTCGCGGGCGACCTGCTGCTGCCGAGCGGCCGCACCGTGGCGGAGACGGCCGATCCAGAACTCGCACACGCATTGCCGCTAATGCTGGCGGTGCCAGGAGCATAGGTCATGAACGACCATTGGGAAGACAGCGAAGATTGATCCCGGCCCGGCGGGGAGAGCGCCGGGCCGGTGGCCGGGGAGGACACTCCGGCCAGACCGATTATAGGCGCGCTGCGCGCGTCACAACACTTAGGAGGACAGCATGTTCAAGCGGATTGTGGAAGGCCTGGCGCTCGTATTCGCCGCGGTGATGCTCGTGTTCACGGGCTGGCGCACCTATCACCTGCTCCAGCTCACCAGCCCGGGCGAGGTCATCCTGCCGGCGCTCGGCCTGGTCGTCTTCGACGTGGGCTTCGTAGTCTGGACCCTGGTCTTCATGCACGTGGCGCAGGGTATCCCCCAGCGGGCGGTCGCGCTCTCAGGGGCTGTGGCCGATTTGCTCCTGGTGATCGCGGCCGTGGTGGCCGACCTGTTTTTGCACGGTCAGACTCTAGCCAACGTGCCCGATTGGATGGGCCTGGCGGCGCTGATCACGGTTTCAATCGCCGTGTCGGTCAATGTGACCCTGGTGTTCCTGTTCCACCTCACTGCTCCGGCGATCCTGGATGGCCTGCGCCAGCGGGCCCGCGATGACGCGGTCGCCGACGCCATGCGGCGCGAAGAGGATGCCACGGTCGACCTGGCGCTCAACAAGCTCAAGGGCAAGCGTCAGGAGATCGCCGACACGGTCGCCGATGGCAAGGCCGACGAGATGCTGGCGTCGCTCCTGGAGCGGATGCAGGCCACACAGTATGCGCGCCGGCCGGCGCTGCCCAAGCCGGCGCGCAACGGCCAGACGCCGGAAGCCATGTACGCCGCCGAGGCCGATGGCCCAAAAGGCACGGCAGGGTAGGGGAGGGGCCATGGGCGACTTACTCGAAGACGCAGGCTCTTACGACGGCGACTTCGACACCACCGTCCGCTGCGCCGCCGGCTGTGGACACTCCAAGCGAATCAACTACCAGGACGCTCTCAACGGCGAATGGCCCTTTTGCTGCGGAAGGCACATGGAAGTCGTGGTTACAGACCTGGACTATCGCCAAATCATCTTTGGAGGCCAACCGTGAGCACGCCGACTCTCTCAGCGTCCTGCCCGCCGGCCGGGTCTGGCGCGAATACAGCTACACCGGCGGCGCCGGCCGGAAGCGTAGCGCCGCCCGCTATGCACGCGACCGATACCGCCGGCCGGATGGCAGCAAAGCGCCCGGCTGGCGCTACGATCTCCCCGCGCTCACACAGACGGAGTACGAAGCCTGGAAGGCAGCCCGCGCCGCCGTCCGGGCCAGCGCCCGCGCCGCCCGTGATCACGCCGCCGTCGCCGTGCTGGGAATTCATGCGCGCGATGCAGGCGAGCGGCGCGCTGGAGATCCTGTACCTGCGCGGGGCGCTGGACGTGCAGAGCGCGCAGCACCAGCTCCAGCTTGATCCCGGCAACTGGTTGCTCGCGCGATGGTCGCCAAACGACATCCCCATGGACGGCTGGGCGGCGCCCATGCCGCCGGTAGACGCTACGCCACAGGAGTCGGCATGAACAAGCGTATCCAGGCCTTCGGCTGGCCCACCAGACGGCCAGCACCGGAGCATCTTCTCGCGCCCGATGTCCTGGCCGAGGTCGATCCCGAGGAGATGGCCGACTATCTGAAATGGACGCGTGAGGTGATCGACGGGCGGACATGGTACTTCGCGCCGGACTCTCGCCCATTCCGGCCGGCGCGTCCAGGCCAGCCGATCATCATTGGCGATGCGTAATGATCAGCGCCCTGGGTGCTCCAGGGCGCTGATCTTCGTGATTACGGCCGCGCTACCAACAGGGGCGGCTCGATCAATAGATCCTGCCCCGCCGGCCCGCGAAACAGCACCCAGGCGTCGGCCCGAATCTCGAAAACGTCCACGACTTTTCCGGCCGGGATCGCGCGTACACTGCCGTTGCTCCAACGCGCGGCCGTGTCACGCAGCGCCCGCAGTTTGAGCGGCGCAGCGCTGATGATCTCCCATAGCGGCGCGCGCGACGGCCGCTCGTCAGTGAACTCCAGGACGAATTGCACCGCGCCCGGCACGCCAACCCGGATCGTCTCCATCACCCCACCTGGACGCGTCGCACAGTGCCGCGCAGCGGCATCCCGCCGAGGGTCAGGTCGACTTCATACACGATCGCGACGATGGGCTCGGGATCGGGTTCCGGCTCTGGCCTGGGCTGGGGCGGCTGGCCGCCGCCGTCCGGCCAGCGCGCGCGCAGGTAGGCGTCGTCGACAAAGGCGAAGGACTTGGCCTGCTCCCACCGGCACGGCGGGCCGCCCGCATCGTTGCGCCCGACCCAGCCGCAATTGAGTCGGATAAACATGGTCGCGCGGTCGCCCTGCGCCGGCACGTCGCGGACCTCGGCCAATTGGTGCTCCTTGGCATCCCGGTTCGGCTCGCATTTTCGGCGCGGCTCGATCCGTTGTCCCCAGATCACGCCCTGGCTGGCCGGGTCCACACCGCCAGATGGGTCGATGCCGACCTGGGCAAAGACGTTTACAGCGTCGGGCATGGGGAAGTCCCAGTTTTCGCCCGACCAGAACACCGCCCACGCCCCGGCATCCAGCCGCTGGCCGGCGGCTACATCGTCCACGGTCTGGTAGACCACGCATTCCCAGCAGTGGAAGTTTCCCTCCTGACCAACGCGCAGGCCGTTGTTGCCGGTCAGCCGCGATGCCGGGCCGGCGTTGTTGCCGGCCGACTCGATGTTCCACAGGTCGGGCATAGGCGATCCCGGAATGGCCGCCAGATTCCAGCCGGCGGGCTTGGCATTGTCGTCCTCGAAGCCTGGATTGATGAGAGGCATTTGACTCTCCTTACCCAACTCCCGCCGCGCGCCGCGCGACCATGAAATCCAGCAGCGCCGCTGGCGACTCAGGCACGAGATTGAGCTCGTCCTTGACTGGGTAGTAGGTGCTTTCGTCGATCCGGAACGTCCCGACGCGATCAATAGTCGGGCCGATGATCTCGGGCAGATTCCGGATGACCACGGTATCGCCCGGCCGGGCCGCCCAGCCAGGCCAGAGTGCGCCGGCCTGATCGTACAAATACCTGAAGCGGATCCCGACCTTGGGAATCGGGTCCTTGTGATCGGCCAGGAACGCGTCGCGGTGCACGCCGGCCTGCGTCGCGCTGGTTGTCCGGACCCCCAGCGACTTGCGCCGCGTGATCCCGTACAGACTTGGGCTGAGCGCATCCGTGGCGACGGCTGTGCGCAAGGCTCGCCCGCCCGCTTCCTGATACACCGCGTAGACGCTATTCCAGAGCTGCTCCAGCGCGCGCTCAAACTCCAGTTCGGAGATGTCCACGTACCAGGTCTGCGCCCGCCAGCCGCGCGGTACAAGCTGTAGCATCCGGTCATCCCACACCGCCACATCCCATTGGCGCGGCGGCGTCTGGCTGTCGCCCAGCCCCGCCAGGCGGATCAGGATTTCCATCGGTGTCTGGTCTTCGTAGATTTCGTCGCGCAGATCCAGGGCGGGCGACTGGATCAGGGCGCTGGAGTTCTGCAGCTGCGACGGGTTGATCCCGTTGGCGTAAGCCACCAGCGCGCGCGCGATCTCGTCGGCGTAGAGGCTGGCTCCGCTAGCGGTCACGCGCGGCGAGGTAAAGCGTGCGTAAAAGGCGTCGTCCTCGCTGGTGTTGGTATAAGCCGCCCCGGATGAATTGAAGATGCGGAGCCCAATGATGACCTTTGGTGTCGCGCTTAAGTCCCAGGTGAGGGTGCCGGTCGCCGCGCCGCCTGTCGTTGTGATATTGTTGGTCACCCCACTCGTAAACCCAGCCGCCCACGCGATGCCCTGCACCGTCCAGTTGCTCGGGAGGTTGTAGTTATAAGAAACTTCTAGGCGTTTGGCCTGTTGGGAGGAAGCATCAGGTAGTTCGCACGCCAAAGTGAAGGCGTCGTCGCCGCTGGCATAAACGCCATTCTTTTTAAGATTAACCTGGAGCCGGTTCTGTTTGTCCGTGATGTAGAGTTGGGGTTTACTGGTCGACGACTCGGTCTCGATGATCGGCCGCCAATCGCTCACCCGCGTGTTGCTCCATAGCGCCGTGTACTCCGCATCTCCCAGTGCGCTCCAGTAGCCCAGCGCCTTAATGCCGAGACCACGGCCCAACAGCTTGGGCCGCGCCAGCCGCCCCTGCCAGACCGGCTGGCCGGCCGCGGTGGCCTCTACATGCAGCAACGGCTGGTCCAACAGCCGGAATGACTCGAACAGGCTGGCCGACCAGAAGCCCGTCAGCGTGCCGAAGCCGTAGCGGTTGCTCGCGATCTCGACGTCCTCAAGGAACGGCGTCAGGTCTTCGAGCATGCCGCCGGATGGCGACCGATAGAGTCCGATCTGTATCCGGGTCATCTCTCGCTCTGTGTTACTGCGGCGTCAGATAGGCCTTGGTGCGCTCAATGGTGACGACATTATTCAGCACTTCGCCCGACTGCTCGGCCCGCCAGAAGTCTCTGGTGCTCTCGCCGCCCGTTTGCATGACCAGCGCCCGCAGCGACTGGGCTCGATTAGCGATCAGCGCCTGACCACGGTAGCCAACAGGCCAGCCAGGAGGCCCCAAAACATCAGCGGTCACCACAGGGGTCCTGCCTGTTAGGGTCGCGTGGTCAATGGTCACCGCGAAAGGCGCGAAGTCTGAGTATCCCACCGGGAGATCTTCAGCTTGTATGATCTTGAGTATGGCGTTGGCCGGGTTGCTGATATTGACGAGGACCAGCGTGTCTATGTCCAGCGTGCCCGCGCCGACAGCGCTGGCAGTCAAGGCCAACCGATAGCCCGTGATTTGCGAGGCTCCCGCCACGATCCCGAGTGGATACCACAGCGGATAGGCAGCGCCCGAGTATGGAGATATTGGTTTGGGACGTGTGGAGACGAGCCTCCAGCCGCTAAAGAACTCCACCCGTACAAGGAAGGAGGCTGATGCCGAATTGTTCCGGATGTTGGCCAGCACGGCGAGCTGACGCGCGCTTGTGCTGAGACCCGTCACTGAAAGCAGCGCGCTCGCAACCTCTGTCGTGACTGTCGGTGTGTATCGGAGTACATTGGTGTTCCTCGGCAGCTTGAATGCCGAGTCGGCGACTGACGTGAACGCGCCAGACGCAAACGCCTCCGCGTTCGTGATCTGAATCTCATCGGCATTTTCGGCCAGAGCCACGTAGCCGTGCTGGTAGTTCACGCCGTTCGATAGACCAAAATTAGTGACCGTGACGCGACACGGGCTATTGGCGTTGAGCGCCGATGGCATCGTTATGGATGCCAGATCGCCGTTTGGCGTTGCGGCGCTGGATGCAGTTTCGGCTGCTCCCAGCCACAGAGCCGTCCGCCGGAAACGCAGACGCACGCCCTGGATAATGTAGTAATTCCCGGCCTGGCTGAACCGTGTGGACGGCTGGACGTAGCCGTCCAGGATGCGCGCCTGCAGCGGGTTGGTTTCGCTGGAGACCACGCCACCCTTGGGGGAGTACTTCATCAGCACGGGGCCGGTGAATCGCTTCCCGGCTGTATGCCGCTTGGCCTGGTCCATCAGGCGGGAGAGCAGGTCCATCGCGGCGTAAGCGTCGGCGGCGCTCGCTCCGGCAATGTTGATCTCTATCTCTTCGGTGGCTGCGTCGTATTCGCCGCCGGCGGCCAATTGGTTGTCCGATAACGCCGGAACCACGGGCGCCCATCCATCCCTGGCCAGCATGAACTTCGAGATGAGTCCATAAGCGGCGATGGTCACAGTTCCGGCGACTGTGCCATCGGTGATCACAAGATAGGTGTTGAGCGCCATCAGGTCGTCCCCAGGCTCAGGCGGTCGCTGGAATTGCTGGCGACCTCGTTGAGCAGACGGCGGAACAGGTCTTCGATTTCGCTGCGCGTAACTGTCGCCCCGCGTGCGTCGACGTTGAACACACGGCCGTCCGTCATCATCGTGGCGCCGGCGGCCGCTGCGGCGTTGCGGATCTCGGGCATTCCGGCCAGGATGCCGCGCGCGATGCCCTGGCTGAACGGCAGGCCGATCTCCTCGGCGGGCAGCTGCGCCGGAGAGTGGGCGTCGATAAAGCCGGTGACGGCGTCGATGGCGGCCTGGACCGCGCGCTTGGCGGCGTCGATGACGAAGCTGCTGGCGGCTGAGATGCCAGCCGCGATGCCCTGCAGGATGCTCGTACCAATAGCGCCCCAGTCCTGGCGCGTAAACCACAGGAAGGCGTCGCTGGCGATCTGCTGAATCCCTTTCCAGAGCAGGTCCCAGGCCTTGCGCAAATCCTCACCAAAACCACGCCAATCGCCGGCAAAGGCCTTGGAGAAACCGCTGAAGATCAGGCTCAGGTATTTCGTCACCCCGTCCACCACGGCCATGATCTCGTCGCCCCACTCGGACCATAGCGCCTGCACGGTCGTGGTCACAGTCGTGATCACCGTCTGCACACCGGTCATCACCTGCTGGACCGTGGCCTGGATCGTCGGCCAGTTGGCGGTCACCCAGGCGACGACGGCCGTCAGGCCCGGGATCAGCACGCCGTTCATGAAGTCGGCCACCGCTTGAGCATAGCCAACAATGCCGCTGGCTACAGCCCCAAACACGTCGCCAGCCGGCGGCATCCCGCCCATGATTGTCCCGAAGAGCGCGCCCAGGGCCGCCAGGAGCGGGCCGAAGTCGATGGACAGAATAGAAGCCAGCACCGAGTCGATCACGGCCTGGGCCGCTGGCATCCCATCGCGGATCGCGCCGATCACCCCGACCAGGCCCGCGATCACTTCCGGAGGCAGGATGCCGCTGAAGCCCTCGCGGATATTGTCGATCATCAGACCCAGGTCGCCGCCGCTGGTGACGAAATCGACCAGCGTCCCGATAACGACGCCCAAGCCCTGGGCCACGGCCTGGAGGCCTGCCTGGAACTCGGGACTGTTCAGCAGCGTCAGCAGGTTGCCAAGCTGGTCTTTGAGCGCGTCGAAGACCGGCTCCCCGAGCATCCGCCCGGTCTGCCCCAGCCAGTCCTGTAAGTTCGAGAGCATGCCCTCGAAGGTGGACGACTGGGCGTCCATCATGCCGCCGAACTTGTCCTTCATCGCGGCCAGGACCACGTCCATGGCCTCGTCAACGGGTGTCAGCAGTTGTCCGGACTTGGAAAACTCCAGGCCCATCTGCGCGAGCTGCTCGCGCGTGACGATGCCCATCTCCTGGAAGCGCGAGATAGCCTCGCCCGTGGCCCCGCTCGCAAACTTTCCGATGAGCGTGGCCATATCCTGGAAGGACGCGCCCGTGCCGGCGGCCACGTCGCCGGCGATGGTCCGTATTTGCTCGCCCGAGAAGCCGAACCGTTCGGCCACATCGGCCGCGTGCAGGCCGAAGCCCTGCAGGATCTTGTCCGCCTGAACGACCTCAGGGAGCTCGAAGGGGGTCTTGGCGCCGAACTCAGCCAGGTCAGCCAGGCGGGCCTGGGCCGCTTCGGCCGAACCAAGCAGGACGCCGAACTGGACGGTATAACGCTCGAATTCGGCGTTGCCGCCGATCATCGAGTCGGTGATGCCGCTGACGCCTTGTTGGATCAGGCCAAAGAGCGACTGGCCCACCCCCTGGAGCACACCGCCAAGCAGGTTAGAGAAGACGCCGCCGATCTTGCCGACGGCGCCGGCGGCCGCGCCCTCGGCGCGCGACAACCCGGACGTCAGACCGGACAGGTCGACGCCGGTGCCGAGGATCGCTTCGCCGAGCGGGAAGTTAGCCATGACGAAAAAGCGCCCGGCCGACTCGTAGAACGAGTCGGCCGGGCGCCAGTCTCCCGATCTGGCCGGCCATCAATGGCCGGCCGGGCGTGATTGCGTGGCGCGGCGTCAGTCTACGACGTCTGCGCCGATGGACCTGAAAAAGTCAGCCGCCTTGGCGGGGTCGTGCTCGATCACGCGGACGGGCGGCCGCGCTGGCCCCGGGCGGGCCAGGGAGTCCAGGCGCCACATGAGCCGGCGGCGCGCGTCGGCCTCCATGAAAGGGGCGCTGGAGGCGACAACCAGGCGCTCCATGTCTTCGGCCTCGAGCGCGGCCATCTGCTCGAGCAGGATCTCGACAATCCAGCTCGGCAGCGCCAGCACTCGCTCCGGGTCCAGGTCGTAGAAGCGGACCAGGCGCGCTAGGGCAGCGCGGGCTGGCCCGCTGGCGCTTCCCCCGCGGCTTGCTGCCCCTGCCTCTTCTCGTCCTGGGCGTGTTTCCAGAAGTTGGCGATGGCCATCTTCTGGCCCATGGTCCAGTCGCCGAGGCGCTCACGCGGCAGCTTCGGCAGGATGAGCGCCAGGATGTCGTTGCAGGCCGCTTCGATAGCAAACGCGGCCTGCTCATCGGCATTGTTCGCGCCCAGCACCTGTAGGCCGGCATCGAGCGCCGCCTTGTAGCGGGTGATGCGCGCCATCTCCACCGCGCCAAAATCGGTTGCGTTCAGGAATTCGTATACCTGGCCGTCGGCGTCGGTGAAGGTGTCGCGTTCTGGGATAAGGCTGGAGAAATCGAGCTTGCGGGTCATGGAGTCTCCTGTTGGGGCCGCTCGTGAGCGGCCCCAATTGCTACGCCGTCTGAACGCGCAGGAAGCCGAGCGTGTTGGCGGCGGACTGGGTGTCATCCTCGAGCGCGTTGAACTCCACCGCCAGGCCCGGCCGGCCATCTTTGGCGAAGGTTGGCTCCGGCTCGCCGTCAAAGACGCCGCGCGGGACGTAGTAGTAGCCCGGGAACGCGCCATACGGCGAAAGTGCCGCGCCGCGGAAGAGCAGCGCGAACTCGGCCGGCACCGCGCCGCGCTTGAGCGGCAGCGTCCGCACCGCCACACCCACCGTCGCGTCGGAGAGGTTCGCCTGCGTGGCGATGGCGCGCGCGTAGTCCTCGAGCGCCAGGCCCACCAGCGTGAAAGAGATGACCACCATCTCTTCAGGCCGCACGGACTTGACCGGCCCCTGGTGGTCATTGTCGCGGAAAAAGGTCAGTTTGCCGCCATGTTTGATCTTCTGCTCGCCGTCCGTCGGCCCGAGCAAATACCAGTTGCCACCCGGTGTGGCGTTCACGTTGGGGAGCGCCTCGCCCACCGGGGCCACATAGACCTGTAGCACGCCGGTCAGTTGCTCGAAGGGAAGAGAGCTTGCCATGGATTGACTCCTTGCTTGCGGCCCACAGGGCCGTCTCTACGGGATGGCCGGCTCGGCCACCGCCGTTTCCAGGAACACCAGGACCAGGTCGATCCCCGACTCTGGGTCCTGCAACAGGCTCGGCGCGCTGGTCGGCAGCAGCCAGTACACCAGCGCGAAGCCCTCGTCCGTGTCCACGCGGGCCCGGTCGGTCAGGCGGGTGAGCGCCAGCAGGGCGCGATAGACCTTCATAGCCTCGGCCTGGCTCTCGCCGTAGCAGCGCGCTTCCAGGCGCGCCAGGTGCCGCTCCGTGTACAGGTCCGGAGCGCCGCCGCCGTCCAGCCGCAGCTGCAAGGCCTTGCCTGGGACCACCCAGCCGTCGCCGAACTTGTGCTGGCCGGCCACGCGGCCGCCGGTGAGCGTGTTCAGGTCGGCGTCTGTCCTGACCAGGTTGATCACGGCTTCCAGCGGGTCGATCATCCGGCGCCTCCGGCCGCGTGCTTCCTCAGGATCGCCAGCGCCCTGGGCTTCACCTTCTCGACCGCGTTTGTCAGATAGTGGTAGCCCTCGAAGCTGTGGTGTCCCTGGTGCACGGCCATCGCATAGACCAGGCCGCTGCCGACGGCCACCATGATCCGGTCACCCTGGCGCTCGGCTTGCGGCGCCTGGCCGCCCTGCTCGCCCGTGCCGTCGCCGGCAAAGTTGTGCTCAGGGCCGGCGGCATGGATCGAGCGCCGCAGCGTGCCGGTGAGCACGCCATGCCCGGGCTGGAGCTCGCGCTTGGCCTCGGTCTCGATCTGGAGCCCGATCTCACCCACGCCGGCGGCGAGCCGGCGCTGCAGCTGCGC